GCAAACTCTTGTCGAGTCAAGTTGTCATCAAGTTTTTGGAATGCAAGTACATCATCATAAGTAGCACCTGTACGTGCTAAAATGTCCATTGCAATCAAACGTTTTTGACGTTCTTGATTAGCTTCGATTTCACCATAAAGCTTGAATGCACTTTCAGAAAACTGAGTTAGAGATTCAAGAGTACGCTGCCTGTTGGCTCCTTGAGTTTGGAGGTTTTTAATTTCAGTGTCGTAGTCACGCTGAAGTGCGTCCTGAAGCGCTCTACGGTTAGTAGTTTCTGAATTGTAGTTTTGCTCACGGTTAGCCGACTCTAAGCCTTGAACAAACTTCTGTGCTTCTAAATAGATGCGCTGGTTTTCACGTCGAAACCTTTCAGCATCTTCCATCCCAGCACGTTTGCGCTGAGTTTCTTCTTTAATTTTTTTAGTTTCATCAGGGGCTTGGATTTGGAAAGCACCAAAGCTACCCTGATTTGCATAGGATTTATACTTAGACATAGTTTAAATACTTAAAATCCGAGAGCTTTGCCAAGATTAAACCCTGACGTAAATCCTGAAGTACCAGCTGCAGCAAACCGTGCAACGCCAAGAGCAGTATTGAGACCAGCTGTAACAAGACTTTCTCTTTGTGGAATAACGGTTGCAGCACCAGGCCCAACTTTAGGTTTGTAGATTTCTTGGAATTCAGGACGTGGAAGTGCGATAGGCTTAGGTAGCGGGGGTGCAAGCTCAGGCTTAAGCATCATGTTTGCTTCAGCTTCCATGTCAGCTTGAATACGCTGCATTTGGATTTGAGTCCGTGTAAGCCTATCAGCGGCAACCAAGTTGTTTTCACGAAGATCAAAAGCCAACTTATCCATAAGGTTTTCCTGACTCTTCAAAAGCAACTCCATATCAATTTGAGCAGTGTCAGACATCAAAGTATTGATCAGTTCATTTTCAGCTGCATCAACTTCAGCCATAATGCCCTGGATAGTTTTGCCAGCAGAGCGACCAGCTTGACCACGGGCCAAAGCTTGACCTTTAGCTTTGAGACCTGCAATACCAGTTTGCCGCATCTGTTCAGCTGCAGCAGATTTAGTTCTTTGTTTTTTAAGCTGGAGACCGTGTGAAGCTACCGCGTAGTTCAGCATCGTTTGCTTTTGATCAAGCTCCAGTTCAACCTGCTGCTCCATCAAAAACCGGTCTTGCTGAAGTCCAGCAAAACCAGCTGCAATATCATTGAAGCCTATGTTGGCATCTCGTGTAGCTTTGCTTTGTGCAAACGCTAAATTTTCTCGGTGAAAATTAAAGGCACGGATACCCATGCCATAAGAATGCTGTTGATCACGTTCCTTTTCTTGGAAGCGTAAATTTGCTTCAGTATTTTTCTTAAGAATTTGTAGGCCTTCTTTGTCGTATTTAAAACGACGTTCAGCTTCTTCTTCAGCAAATTCTCTTGCTTCTTCGTTAGCTTCGTTTGTTGCCTCAGCCTGTTTTTCAGCTTGTTTATTTCGGCTATAAGCACCTCCAGTAAACAGGTCTTGGAAAAATGACATTAAGCCCTCCTATAGAATCGCGGTGTATATTGACCTTCCCACATCATTGCATTGACAGCGATAGGAAATGGTGAGTTGTTAAACATTTTAAGTCTAAAGTTTTCAGTACGTTGATGGATAGGTACAGTGAATACAGTCTGGTTATTTAGAGGTACGTCGTTAGCCAAATATGTATTAGCTTCTGTCACTGGTTGAACGCTAAACCATTCGTCAATGTAGAATTTGATAACAGCTTTATCAGCAGGTGCTGTAGTGAACTCAATAGTCGTATCGTTAGTAAAAGTGAAGTCAGTTTCTGGTACACCGTTCACACTCACCTTCACATCTGACCTATCTACAAAATCCAAATCTCTAATGTTGTAAGTAAAGGAAGTGGTAGAGCCATCACCAGTAAATTCAACACTATATGGGTTGCGCCCCGTTTGCTGTAGTTTAAAACTCATCATACCTGACAAACCAACTGCAAATTTCATACGTGCAATAGTTAGGTTTGCTGTGAAGTCTGTAACATTCCTGTCAGGTCTGAAATAGGTACGTGGTAGTTCTACATCAAAGTTATATTTAAATCCAACAATGACATCATCAGCAACGTTAAGCGCCTTATCTCCGCTAGCAGTAAGGTTTTTGTTAGGGACAATAAAGAAGGTTTCAGTAGCAGGTGAGTTAGGACCGTTGGTATCTGACCCGCGTGCAGGGGTCAAAGTAAAACCGGACTCCACAAAGTCTCCACCGCTTGTATCGCCTTTAAGTACAATGATAGGTGTAAGGGTACTTACATCGTTATAAGGGATGTAGCATTTAGTACGCTTGTTAGTAGCATCGTAAACAACGTTAGCTGTCGGGATGTTTTTGTATAAATCGATACAAGGATTAACCTTTTCTCCTTTGTTGTTGACGATAATAGCCTGCTCTGGGCTTTGGCTCAATGCTGCTTTAAGTAAAGTAAATTGATCACCTTGCTTAGTTACAGCATACATGTCGTCAGAGTTGGTGGTTAGGAATTGAACCGTACCAGGCATCAACCAACTAACCCAAGACTCCATAAGGTTTTTCTCACCGTCACTGTAATAACGGAATAGAAACACTTCATTTAGACTTTGACTGCTAATAGCAATCATTGAGTTTTGAGGGCTTGAAATGAGAGAATCTACATCTGGTGAGATCCATTCTTTTGTTACCCTGGAGATGTCTAGAATCTGTGGGTTCTCCTGTTGACCACGTGTAACCATACTAAACACACGGGAGTATCCAGGAGTCTTACTAATAAAGTTAATGTTAGTACCTACATCCACAGGTTCAATCAGTGGATCCATTTGGTAGTTAGACAACGTACGAATCGTTGTCAGACTTGGAGTCAGTACACCAGTATCAGAGAACATGATGAACTGTTCGTTAGCTGAAAACAGCACTACACCCTGAGCTGTAGGAAGTACAGAGTTCAAAGATGTAGGACGAATAGACGAACAGCTAATGTCAATGGGATCGTTATCAACGACAGTCTGTGCAGTCGTGAAGAAGAAATTATAAGGGTCACCAGAGCGGCTCATAATAACGTTGTCCTGACTAATGAAGCCAAGACGGTTGTTATGGAAAAAGACTCCTTTAATTTCTTCGCCTACAAAACTAGGATTAGAGTTGGTTACGAGATCACCTACTTGCCTATCAACGTAATCAATTTCCCTAAACACAAATGTGTTCAGAGCAGTGTTAACAAGCTCGTGGGGCATGGTGGAGTTATCCAAACCAAGCGACACTGTAGGATTGATAGTCTCTTCCCAATAACCTTCACCGCCAACACCATCGTGAGCTACAAACTTGACCCAATAATCTGAATCATTATTACCAGTAAGTACAACCTTTACAATGCGACCATGTCGAGACTGTACGGGTAGGTCGCCAATGTCGGATACAATCCCTTCAACAACAGTCAACGCAAGGTTGTTAATACCACCTTCTGCATGGATGTCCATGTCAGCTGTGTGTACTAGCTCCAGTTCGTTGGCGTATTGCGTAACAGTGATACCAGCGTGATTACCGGTAAAAGCTTCGATGTCAGTCTTCAGGTCACCGAGAATGTCATTTGCACTTGTAGAAGCTGAGGTAGTATACGTTGCAGTTTGAGTAGTCCCGTTGACAGTGATTTCTACTGTGTAAGTTTCTTGTGGCAGTACTGCCTGCAGAATGATTGAAGCTTGACGGTGCTCATCGTAATTAGAATCAGTTACAGCTGTATCTGCATCAACCGTTTCGCTTCCGTTGACAATAATAGTAGTGTCTTGGATGGTGACAAGTTTGTAGTCATCCTTACTGCCACTTAGGTAACCAGTACCATCAGGGAACGTGACAGTAGCTGCAGTACCATCAGCAGCATTCCAAATGTCAATGTCAGTACCTTTGATGACACCTACATATTCTTCGTCATCATCACGTTTGATGTAAAACCATTTACCATCATCGTAAGTAGTACCTGTTCCTAGATTGACAATGTGTTCAAATCCAGGTCGCTTAGTCAATCCATATGTAGCATCCGGGTATCCGTTGTAGCACTCACGGACCTGACCTGGCAGCATTTTATCATCTGATTGTTTGGATACGCCACCTAGGTAGCTTCCGATCCGCTGAGTAACTGATGCCATTTATCGATAAAGAGCGTTGTAAGGTTTGTAGCTTTGGTAACGGTTAGTTTCTCCAGAATGTCCGAAGTACGTATAGTCACCTTGATTGCATTCATACTCCATAGCCATAGCTCTGGTAAATGCTTCCTTTTGTTGAAGAATTTGATATTGGGAGGTGTCTCCAACAATCCGACTAGATGTAACTGAAGCAGCTCGTGCAGTGATGAAGTCTGCAATAGGTTTGGGAATGTCTACCCAATCAAACAGCCATACAATGTCGCAGTTAATGTCTCTATCAAAAGTGTATTTGTGACTTGCTTTATCGTAGAGTTTACCGTTGCGACGGATCACATCTAGCTCAACATTTGCAGCTTCATGTGAAGTGTCAATTTGCAAAACGTTGTTTGGGATCAGAATCTCATTGTTCGTATCCCGATTCATTTTATAATGATACTCTTTATTGAAGGACCATCCCTCTGCCTGTACTTCCCTGGAGACTTCAAGCAAAGTCTGGTAAGCAATCGCAACGTCCGGGTTGGTTTGATCTAGGGTAGTCACAGGCGCTTGACCACATGACTGCAGAATTTGATTAACAGCAGGCAGCTCTAGCTGCGAGTTAGTGGTAGGAAAAGCCATATAATTAAAAAAGGGAGCCCGAAGACTCCCCGTATAAAAGTACAAATAATCAGAATGCGGTAGGCTTGGTAGCGGTACCAGCAAACAGTTCCACGCAAGCAGCGGGATTCAGATAGTCGGCTCCCATTGCGAGACGACCGAGAATAACATCG